AAACATCTGGTATCTGGTGTCCGGGATGACGACAGCAGCGCAGGTGGCTCTCTCGAGCACGCAGAGCTATCACTACAACCTGGAGCTCACGTACTACGTGGAGTACTTCGAGCAGGTTAGGGAGCAGCAAGGCCTCTAAAAGAACTCTTTTAATTCCTGTTCTGTTTCATAAACATGTGGTTCTTCATCTACATTGTCCCATTTCATTACTTTCGTAAAGCGTCTCGCAAGTGCCTTGTAGCGATCCTGTCTGTTCTCGTAGTTGTACCAATTGAGCGGGTGCGTGTTGGTAGTGATGTAGATGTGCTTGGGCTTCCAATGCGTAAAGCCTCCCTTTGTCGGGAGCATTACTGCATACCGGTCAAGTACTCGGTTAAGGTTGGTAAGTGTCCATTTGCTTGCGGCTCCTTCGAATTCGTCAAGAAGGACATTGTCGTCGTTGAAGTAGTTGTCGAACCAGAAGCCGTCAGTAACTGGGATCGTGTATACTTTTTCCACGTTGTCGTGCACGTAACGACTTTTACCACACCCGGGGGGCCCGTATAGGAGGGTGACGGTGGGAGCGTTATCTCGTATCTGGTGCCGATTTTTAATAAAGAGTACGCGGTCCATTCCACGGTAGTAACGGGCGTACGTAGTGGGGTGTTGTTCGACAACCGCATCAATGCCCTCTGCTTCGTAGAGCTGCATCGCGTCTTCCAAGTCGGTGCGTTTGCCGGGGGTGGGTTCGGGATTGGCGAGCTCGCCCCAGATCCAGGGGCCAGCTACGCGGGTATCGGCCTTAGTAGCGTAGTCGGAGGCCTGTTTTGCCGTGCCCATGCGGGATTCCCAGTGCACGGACTTATCAATTTTTTTCAAGGCTGACACGCGTTTCGCTCCAGCGAATTCCGCGTAGCCTTGGTAGTGGCGAAGGCCAGTCGAGGCCCCAGCCTCTTCCTGCATCGCTAAGTACGTAGCTCCAGCTACGGTAAATCGGGCCCAGAGGAGTTCCGGGCTTAGCACGGGGTTAGGGAAGGTAAAGCACCAGTAACGAGATTGTTGCTTGACGGGAGGCATGACGGTTTTAAGACGGGATAAAAGTGTGAGTGTGAGTGAGGTGGCGGGGTAATACTAGACCCGCCACTCACCGCGAATTCCTGGGAAATTCCTGAGAACGCACGTGCGTCCAGTCAGTGTCTTTCCGGAATTGACGGGGGGTTTTTAACCTGTGGCCTGCGGCCGGCCTTTTCAGAAGAGGATTGAAGCGTCATAGCACTTAATCCCTGAAGGAGTAAGGTCTTAAAGTCATTGTCTTTTTGCTCCGCTCTGCATGCCATTGTGGCTAGAGCTGTTGATCTGGAAGGTACGCAGAATCCTAAGGAGTTTGAGGAATGGTTCTCGGGCGACGTCGCAATGGAGGACGCGTCAAGCGAACTAAGCGAGTCGGACGAATTCGACGCAAGTCTGTACGTCGGATCAAGCGAGGAGGAAAGCGAGGAGTCTCTGTCCGAAAGTACGGAGTTACGAATCCCTTCGGCGACAAAGCCATGGTCAAGCTTCGGTTCAACTTCGCAAGCTACACGGCAGGAGATGATGCATCGCCCACTACGATTGCAAACACCTTCGCGCTCAACGACCTTTCGCAAATCTACACCAACGCCGACACCATTTCGAAAGGGTATCTGACCTATCCGAAACTTTTCCGCCGCTGCCGTGTCAACGGTGTAATGGCAAAATTCACGGTGTTTCAATTGATTGGGGGGTCGGCAAGCTATCCCTCGATTGCGTTCATGCAGCCGTACAGCACGGCAGAAGGAGCTCCAACGAGCACGATGCGTGTGGCATCGACTCTGAAGCAGCAACGCTGGACAAAGACGGGATATGTGAAGAACTGGGGCTACGGTGGTGGTCCTACGACGATCAAACAGTTCTTCAGCATCAAGAAGATGACGGGGTCTGATCTCGCAAGAACGGACATGAACTACGCAAGCATTACGGATGTCACGGGAAATCCGTACAACTCTCCAGCAAACATCTGGTATCTGGTGTCCGGGATGACGACAGCAGCGCAGGTGGCTCTCTCGAGCACGCAGAGCTATCACTACAACCTGGAGCTCACGTACTACGTGGAGTACTTCGAGCAGGTTAGG